TTTGAGGGGAGTGCAGCGAACGCCCTCAGGATCTCGTCAATCTTGTCCGATGGTATGTATTTTCCTGGCTTGGCAAAGATAGCTTGTTCATTTTTAGGGCCATAGAAGAGATTAGGAACAGTCGTGGCCCTAATATCCGAGCCGGGGATTTGTGCATATACTTGCTTACAAAACCACTGATAAAAAGATGCGTTGATTGTTGGTTTTTCTAGACCAAAAACTAACCTAAAACGAGGCCAAGTAACAGATGTAGATGGGGAGTAGTAAGCAAGAGTAAGATATTTCTTACATATATCAAGTTCTAACGCTTGGTCTATTGTTAGTTCTTGTTTTTGAACCTTATTGCCTTTCTCATCTTTGTAATCTGCTTGATTGTCGATATCAATAATAATTAAACCAGCTTTAATAACCCCCGTGGCATTCCTTTGCCTCCTACCTTCGAGCAAATGCCATGCACACAAGCCAGCTTGCTGGCCTAAAACCTTAGCAAGTTCTTCAGTAGTAAGTTCCGAAGCATCCCAGCCAGAGTTAAAAGCTGTGAAGTTACCACCTTCCGCAATTTTGCCAAGTTCAGGGTGAAGGTGAGGGACCACCCTAAGGTTTACAGAGCAAATGAACTTCATAGGATGATGCTGAGCGCCTCTAGTATGACCTAAAACCGGCCGAAAGCAACCTAAGAAAAGGTGAAGAAACTTTTCTCGGGCAGCCGTTTGATGGACTCGATTCTACGCTGTCGGGTTTAGCTCGTAGTATTGTTTGACAACTTGGAACCAACTTTCTTCGTCTTTCTCTACTTCTTCGGGGCCAAAAGTAAATATTTGGGTGTTGAATTCTTTAACAGCTGTCGTGACAATAATCTGAGTCTTTACAATTTTAATTCCTAAACAAGCCTCGGCTGCTGCTTTGTAAGCTGCAAGCTGTAGCTTTGTTTTTTTAGTTTTAAAAACACCAGAAATTAAAGCTTTTTTAGTTTTTTCGTCAACGTTAAGATTTTTGTTGGGGAATCGAGCAGCGTAGGGTCCATTGCTGGTTTTAAAGTCAGCAAGAATAATTTCTGCGTTTGAGTTCATGTAGATCAAGTCACAGCAACCAGCGTAACCATGTCCTGTTTTTTCATCGTAATAATGAATGCGACCCACTCCGTCATCTCCAACGTACTTAGCCCAGCGTGGTTGGTTGAAAGGCTTCTCAGACCACAGAACACGACCTCCGCTTAGGAGATCATCCAGCACTTCAGGTACTCCATCCCAATACGGTTTATACTGCTCTGACGGTATTACACGTAAGCCTCTAAGATAATCTTCTACACTGTTGTGTATCCAAGTTCCTCTAGTCGCAGCCGCATCAGCTACTCCTGGATTTAACATATTCCAGTGAGCTAATTTTGCGCGGGTAGCTTCAGTTTGAGTTGCACTCAGGATAGATGTGACGGAGGGTAAGGGCTTTGGTACACCATTGCAGATGTAGTGCCTTAATCCATTAACTGTTACTCGGGTGTTGGACACAATAATCGTGTCAATTTGTCTTCAGCTTAGAACGAACTTAATGCAAATTTACCTTCGTCGCCATCTTCATCGTCATCCCCGTCCTCACTTTCGTCACTATCGTCGTTATCTTCAATGAAAAATTCTTGTTTTTGATACTGATACTCGCGGTTGCGTTGATCAAGCCTCGACATCAGGCAGAGAGCTGCAGAGAATCCTTCAATAGTTATATCCGCACACTCTTCAGGAGCGCGTGCACTGCCTTGATAGTCCACACACTCAGTTAAAAGCTGCTGACCTACAATCAGTGCTGCGATCTTATCTAATCTAATATTCTGTTCTTTTTGAAGCTCGATAAGCTGGTCAAGTTTTTGGAATAGACGCTTACTCATAATTTGAGGTCTTGCGGACGGTGCCAGCCTACTTCGAAATCAATCTGTGTACTAACTGCAGCAGCGCTTGCTTTTTGGAAAACGAACCACGCAGAAGTTACAGGATCTTTTGCAGTAGTACCATCTGCACGAAAAGATGGCCTAGGCGAGAGGATCTTAATGTTTGTCAAAAAAGATTTCTGTAAAAAATCTTCGCGTGCTCGTGTAGGCTCCAAGAACGTTAACCTATCCAGAATGCACACACCTTTTGTAGCGACTTGGAGCCCACACTCTGTGATCCACTTTGTGTAGTCTTTCATTCCTTGGGTTATTGCGATTACCCAATCAACTTTTCCTTTATGTGACGCCCACCAAACGAGATCTATCAGATTTTCTTCGCAATCATTTGTTGTAAATTCAATGATTCCTGTTTTGCGGACTTGTTTTTCGAGCTGCCCGTCAAAGTCACAAGGAAGCAGAACCGCACCATCGATTAGACCAGAGTTCCCGATAGGATCAAAGATATATCGGGGGACGTGGTAAAAACCTGACATGTCTGAAAAGATGCTGGATAAACTTCGTTCGTACTTGACGTTAGAGCAAGATTTCACACACCGTGCTTTTTTAGACAGCATGGACAAACTGAGTCCGAAGGAGTCTCGTGAGCTCCTGGGGATTATATATGCAAATTATTTGATAAGAGGAAGGATAATTCAAAACATCATAAAATACTGTGAAGCGTACGGAATTCCTCTATCATTGTTTGATGATCTCTTGGATATGTAGACACAAAAAAGGGACGCCGATTAAAGCGCCCCTCGGTAGAACAATCCGAAGTGATCTTAGATCAGAAATCTAGACCTTCGGCTTGAAGAGCCGCTTTTTGTTCTTCGGTTAGTTCTTTTTTGCTGGATGCCTTTTTAGCTGTTGGAGGTTCGGCCTCTTGAGCCTTGGGACCAGGAGTCCCTGCTCCCGCAGGCAGAGCAGCTAATCCGACAGGTGCCATGCCGTCTAGTCTCTTGGGGTTCGCTTCCATAAACGCATCCTTAAGGGCAGCGTGGTCTTCTCCCAAAGGAAGTTCAACCAGATTTGAACCGGGGATAGTACTGCGTAAAGCAGATGCCACCAAATCTCCTGCACCACCGCCAAGCCACGCTCCAATATCCTCGATGAGCTTGCGCTCTTCATCTGTTTGCGCAGGGCGGTCTTTAAATTCAAGAGCATTGTAGTTAATCTTTGCACCGTCAGCACCCGTCATCGGGTCCCTCTCGTTGAAAGACTTCTGCACAAATTTTGTTGATGTAATTATTTCACCAACATTAATGCGGTTGTTGTACAGCGTCTGGAAGTACGAGATAAAGTTTTTTTGACTCGACTTACCGCTAATGATGCTAGTACAAACGCAGCGTGGAGGAAGTAAACGATGAGAAGGTGAAACACCAATGTAACTAACACGAATAAACTCTTCGTGCGAGCGCATACCGAGGTTACCGAAATACGGTGTAAACCCAAGTAAGACAAACTCGATCGGTATCCCGTTATCGTTCGAGTCTGTGATGGCCGCTTCTGGGTCGCTATCGGATTTCCAACGGCGTGCTTGAAGATCGATTCGAAGTGTGTGCGGTGGGATTTGACAGAGAATCTCATCAGCCGAAAATTTGCCAGCAATAAAAACCATGACCGTAGTTTAAAGAGAGAAGTCCAGTGAACCAAGTGCGGCCGTTGACACCTTTCCTTTGTCGGGATCGGCGGCTTTGGCAGGAGCAGCTTTTTTGCTGCGTGGGAGATAGAGAATTTTCTCAACCCCATAGTTAAGATACTTCCGATTTTCTTTTTCGCTAGTGCTTACGCGCCCTAGAGCGATAGTGGGTGTACCAGGTGGCAGGTCAGCAAGCTGTGAAGACAGTGCATCCCACGCTGTAAGTTTGAACCATGAGGTTTCGCCCTTTTCGTCTTGCCAAGCAAGCGAGCGGTTGGTGACTGTGTTATCTCCTAGTTGAGTTTCCTCTGAGACAGGACCTAGCCCTCCCGTGGAGACAAACATGTTCAAGGCAAGAAGATCATCCCAGTTCTCGTTTACCACCACGAGCATAGGCTGCATTTGAAGCACACCATCAGGAGTGGTCTTAGTTGGTCCTATGGCGAAGATGGTTTGCTTTTCTTCAAGTTTTTTAAGAATCTTACCTACGTAATGATCCTCCTTCATGGAGAGCTGAACTTTGGTTGCAATACGTCGGTCGCTTGAGGGTAGAGACTCAGCTAAGACGTGTGCAACTTTGTTTTCGTCGACTTCTGCTGCATCAGTGACGCGCAGACCCAGCATAAAGATGTTCACGGTTTAAAGTCCGGTAAATCGTTGAGCGGTGTACGTTGAGTGCCTTAGCAATTTCCCTGACGGGAACGCCTTGGCTGGAGAATGCTAGTACCAAATTGGCGTCTGCATCCCCCAGCTTTGATGCCTTCATTTTTTTGTAAGAGTTGTGGTACGGGTTAATACAAAGCTTGTTGCCACACGATGGCTTGACACACCCATCTTTATTTATTTCCAGATAATCGAGTATCAATGGACGCACGTAGTACTTGTGACCTAGTGCGTACAGCACGGGAGAGCCATTGCAAAATGAACTTTCCCACTCATCACAGACGCCATGTTCGAAGTCGCTCGATGCAAGTCGTCTAAATAAAATGGATAAGCCTGTATCTTTTATACCTTTATACGAGAGAGAAAATGTATCTGCTTGTAAAGCCCTAGCAATGTCTGAAGCCTGGGCTTGAGCGTGGTTCGAGTCGTTTGCAGTTACAGCTAGTTCCAGGTTTTTATCTTTTCTTTTTAGTTCTAAGCAGTAGTTAGTAGACGTCATTCGGCTGGAAC